ACACCCGTGGTGGTGTCCCGCTTGAACCACGGATCCCCGGCGACGGTGCCCGAACCGGACGGATTCGCCGCCGAGAAGGTGACCTTGTTCTTACCGTTCGCCGCGGTCATGGCGTTCGTCGAGGTCAGGATGGCGTTGCTAATGTCGCCGCCGACCACGGGCGCCAGTTCGGTGTAGCCGACCGCGTCCTCGCCGATCCGGTGCGGCTGGTAGATCGGCTTCGCACCCACCAGCGACAGACGGACCGTGTCCCCGACGGCGGGCAGGAACGACGGTTCGGCGTAGAGGCCGGACGTTTCCCCGGCGCCCTCCACATCGGCGGCGAACGTCGAGGTCGCCGTGTCAACAGCGGTGACCGTCGCGGCCCGGTAGGTGACCCGGCCCTGCTTGAGCTGCTTGACCTGCCGCCGCAGCCCCGCGATCTGCTCGAGGAAGTAGTCGTCGCTCACGGCTCGCGGAGGACCGTTCCATCGAGAGCCAGGCGAGACTGTCGGCAGCCCACGGTCATCGCCTCCTCGGCCGATAGGGGGATGTCCACGGATGCGACGACGACGCCGCGCCGGTTCAGGCCGGCGCGCGGCCGGTGCACGGTGACGACGGTGTCCACGTCGAGGCCCGGATTGGGTACGGCGGTGAGGCTGACCGTTTCCGACCGGCCCAGCTCATAGGCCAGGCGGGCGGTTGCGGCCTGCTGCGCCTGCGCCACCGACCCGTAGTCATGCGTCAGCGGATCGGCGACGTGCGTGCCGTACCGGCCCAGGTAGTACGTCGGGGAACTCGGGTCCTCGTCGCGGGCGACGGCGCGGATCGTGCCGTCGGTGTTCTCCGCGACGACGACGTTCATGATCGTGTCCGAGTCCTCCTGCCGGGACACCGACAGGAGCAGCCCGTCACCCTCCACGTAGGAGGCGACCGGAACATCGGACGCCGGGCCGGCCATCGCCAGCACGGCCTGCCCGGTGCGGTCGTGGAACAGGCGTGCGCCCACCGACTCGGCCAGCTTCTGCGCCTCGGCCCACACGTCGATATCCGGCGCGTACACCAGCGGCCCGCAGGTGAAGTCCGTCGACATCGCCGACAGGGACACGCCGGGCTGCCGGGTCTGCAGCAGCTTCGCCACCGCCACCTCGACCGGCGTGTCACCGGAGATCGAGAGGGCTGAGTCCATCGGGCCCTGGTAGCCCATCGCCCGGTCTTGGCCGGTGATCTGAATGGTCAGCCCGTCGGGGGAGTCGTCCACATTGCGGCCGGTGAGCTGGAAGACGCCCAGCGGCGCCAGCTCGGTGACCTTGTTGCCGTTGGCGTCCCGGTACTGCACACCCCGCCACGGCGCGATCTCGCACTCGTAGGGGGAGAGCAGGTCCCCGACGTCGCCCGTGGACAGGTCCCCGGTCGGATCAACCAGTGTGCAGGTGAGGTTGCGGAGCACCGGACGGGATGAATCCGCCGACACCGAACCGCCGGTCGCCACGAGGGAGACGCCGGTCGGCCGCCCCGACTGCCAGATGTCCACCCGAGACACCGCGACATGGGAGCCCTTGAGCGCGGCGGAAGCCAGAGTGGACCAGGGCCACACGGCTAGACCTCCTGCGGGGGCTTGACCTCGGCGAGATCCAGGGACGTGTCATGGACGTGCCTCGTGCCCGCACCGGACATCAGTGACGCCGGCCAGTCACCGACCAGCTCGCAGTACCGCACCGACCCGTACGGATCGCGGTAGACCAGCGTCGAGACCGACTCGGCAAGGCTCTGGATGGTGGCCCAGGTCGTCGCGTCCTCGCTGAACAGGTGGACGGTGAACCGCTTGCCTTTGGGCCGCCCGTCCTTGACGACGGTGGCGTAGTCGGCGCCGATGCCCTGGAACACCCCTGAGCTGACGGGGCGGCTCCATTCGACCGGCTCCTGCACGCGCATCTTCCCGCCAAGAGCCGTGTTGTCGACGGCGGTCAGCACGTAGGCGAGCGTGGTGAGGGTGGCGGTCGCCGCGTTCGATGCGGCCGAGGCCACCCGGGGGCTGGTGGCGTAGGCGATGGCGCGGTACTGCCGGGCGATCCCCAGCGGGGCATCCGGGTCCGTCGCCGTCGTCGTGGCCTTCAGCGTCAAGGCGGTTGCTCCACGTACGCCGGCCCAGGTGGTGCCGCCGTTGTCGGAGTATTCGAAGCGGATCCGGTTGGCGCTGCCGCCGGTCGTCGCCGTCACCGACAGCGCCACCGAGTAGCCAGCCTGGTTCGCCGTCGCGGTCAGGCCGGTCGGCGTGGCGGGCAGTGGCACGTTCTGCGTCCACCCGTAGTTCGACCACGCTGACCACTGCCCAGCGGAGTCCTTCGCCCGCACGTACATGCGGTACGTACCGTTGGGCAGGTCAACGGTGGGCGTGACGCCGCGGGTGGTCGGCTCAATGCCGGACGCGGCTACCAGTGCGCTTGCGGCTCCGACCTGGGGGCCGTAGTAGGTCAGCGGGTTGCTGATGACCGAGCCGTCCTCCGCCGTCACCGTGTACGTGTTGACGAACGCCTGCGTGTAGACGTACAGCTCCCACGCCGTCTGCGTGTCGCCCTGCGGGTCCGTGTAGGTCCACGCCAGCACTGGGCGCGTGGTGTTGGTGACTGTAGCCAGCGGCGAGGGGGACTCGCCTGGCGTCACCGTCGCAACCGAGATGCTTGGAGCCGTGCCAGTCAGCGACGACGTCGCCGTCATCTGCGGGACGTCGGTGTTCGCCAGCGTGCCAGCGAAGGTGACCGTCCACGGCGTCGCCGGAGCGCCCGTGCCGGTCACGGTCACGCCGGTCGAGCCGATGTTGGACAGCGCCCGCAGTGCCGTCTGCACCGCCGTGGCCGTCGCGTTGTAGGCGATCGCGGCGGTCGTCTGCCCGGAGTAGGTCAGGGTGAACGTGCCGCCCGTGACCGTGCCGTTCTTGGTGACCGCCTGGACATCGGACGTGCCCGCGCCCGCGTTCACCGTGGGCGGGGTGGAGGCGACGATCTCCCACTGCTGCGCGCCCGACCAGACCTCCCACAGCTTGGTCGGGTTGGACGACGACAGCACCTCTATATCCCGGGCCACGTCGGCGCCCGCGCGGTACGGGCCGGTGATCGCCGGAGCGCCACCGAACTCGTGCACCGCGCCGTACTTGTCCAGCTCGTAGCCGCCGGGCGTCGTCCAGTCGGTGATCGCCAGGTCCCGGGCGACGTCGTTGCCGTAGGAGTACAGGCCGGGCGTCGGGGCCGTCGCCAGGGAGAACTCCCGCGACAGGCCGCCGTAGACGTCGAGGATGATCCCGCGCTTGCTCGGCGACCACTGCATGGCGAGCTTCTTCGCCGCAGCCCAGATCCACCGCTTGCCCGTGACCACCGTCGGCGCCGTAGCCCCACCAAACGGCCACAACTGGCCGTAGTGGTCGAGCGCGTACCCCTGGCCCGAACCGGACGGATCCCACGACCAGTCGACGTACCGGGTCGACGTGCCGTTGGTGTACGGGACGCCGTTCAGCAGCCCGTTCGCCATCGCCGTGGCGCCGTTGAAGTCGTGCACGCCGCCGAACTTGTCGAGCATGTAGCCGGCGCCGGTCGCCCAGTTGGTGATCCAGATGGCAACCGCGATCGGCTGATCGACACGGTCGTACCACGTCGCCTGCCCGGTGACCGTCGGAGCGCCACCGATGGCGTCGATCCGGCCGTTGCCCCACAGGACGTACCGCTGGGAGGAGTTGTTCGGGTTGACGAGGGCGTCCACCACACCGGCAGTCGCCACTAGGAACTCCTCGCATTCACGCCGCGCCGGTACTCGCGGTCAGACACGACCCGGACGACGCGGGCCTCAATGGTTTCCTGGCCGAACTGGGCGATGACGGTGACGTTCATGCCGGAGCCGACAGGCACCGTCGGCATGACCGTCTCCGGGCGCCCGAGGCCGTTGTACGTGTAGCCCGGCAGCAGTGGCCCGCCCCGATCCCTCACATGCGGATTGAGGATCCCGCCCTTCGCCATCGCCCAGTGGACGTGGTCCCAGTGGTCGCCGCGGGTGGGCTCGCCGTACATGTGCGGCTTGCCGTGCCACTCCTGCCGGCCGTTGGCGGGGGAGTAGATCAGCTCCGTCGCGGCGTAGTTTTTGGCGATCCAGTCGAAAATCTCCATGCTCGGCGAGACGTCGATCGCCCGCCCCTTCGAGTGGTACGAGCTGTTCCCCGTCGCCGTGATCGCACCCGGCCGGAAGCTGGAGGTCAACTGCGCCCAGGGGAACTGCCGCGACAGTGCGGCCCACTGCGCCTGCCAGCCGACACCAGCGCCAAGCTCGGGGGCGAGGTTCGCCTTGAGCCAGTCGACGGTGTCCCCGTACGCCTTGCCCATCGCCGCGTCGGCAGCGGTGGACAGCGGCTTGCGGTACGGGGCGGTGGACGACGGGCGCGGCACGTCGTTGATGCCGCCCCAGGCGTACATCTGGGGCTGGACACCGAGCCGACGTCCGGTTTCCTGCCAGATGTCGAGCGACCGGGCACGCTTGCCGGGGCTGAGGGGGATGTACGCCTCGCCGCCGGTCTCAGGCTCGGCCCACACGCGCATCGCGCCAGCCGGGGCGATCTGTGCCACGTGGCTCTCGACGCCGCCGTTGGCGTAGTAGGAGACGACGCCGCCGTCCTTCTCGAAGAAGTGCCCGTTGGCGGGGCGACCGGCGACGCGGATCTGCCCCTTGCCGAGCGACACCAGGATCGGGTTGACGCCGTTGGCGAGGGCGACGCCGTACTGCCGAGCGATCTCCGCGATCGTGGACGTGCCGGCCGCTAGCTTCTTCGCCGCAGCGTCCGCTGCACCCTTGCCCGCCTTGGCGGCGATCTCAGACAGCACGGGCGCGGCCAGGGTGAGCTGCGCGCCCCAGGCGTCGGTCGCCTCCTTGGACCGCGCGGCGAACAGGCCGTCCATCTTGTCCAGCTCGGCGTCAGACTTGGTCACCAGATCGGCGACCAACGGAGCGCCCTCCGGCCCCATCTTGGCGAGTTCATCAAGCGTGCCCTGCGACACCCGCCCGGCCAGCAGCAGCATGTTCGTCTGCCAGTTGGTCTGGTCGGCGACCTGCTTTTCCAGCATCCGCAGGTACTCGTCGAACGAAACGTGCACGTCGCCGACGAAGTCCTCCCACGACTTCGACTGGGCGCCCGTCTTCTCGGCGGTCTTGTTCGCCGCGTCGGCCTCGGCCTGCGCCTTCTGCTGCAGCAGTCCGGTGTAGGTGCCGAGCGGGTCGATGAACCCGCCCAGGGACTCGCCGAGTTCGTCCGACTTCTGGATCAGGTCGGCGGTGGCGTCCTCGTCCATGCCGAGCGCGGCGGCGTAGCTTTCGAGGCTCGCATAGGCCGAGCCTGCGGTGTCAACAAACTGCTGCGTCTTCTCGGCCTGCGCCTGCGCCGACGCAGCAGCGATCTTCTGGTCGTTGTCGACACCCTTGAGGGCTTCGCTGTAAGCGGGCAGGAGAGCCTGTAGATCCTTGACGTTCCCGCCGCCGGCCTTCCACTTGTCGGCGAGGATCTGGAACTGCTGCGCGGCGAGGTCGGCGTTGCCCTCGTTCACCATCAGCGCGAGGGATTCGCCCATCCGACCGAACTGGTCGATCAGCGCCTCACGGGTGTCGTTGCCCTCCCGATTGCCGAGGGTGACGACCGAAGCGGTCCAGTCGCTGATGCCCTCAAGGTTGCTCGGGTGCGTGAGCCGCTTGATGGCGTCGTCGAGGCCGTCGATGTCGCCGACGGTGAACGACGACAGGCCCTTGAACTGAGCGTCGACACCCTTGAACGAGTCGCCCATCTTGAGCAGGGCGTTGGTCGTCTCCTCCATCGTGGGAGGCGCGGGCTGCATGGAATCCACGAGCCCGTTGAGCGCCGACGTCGCAGCGAGGACCACCCCGGCGATACCGGCGGCCTTACCCACCGCACCCAGCCCGGAGGCGACGCCGGGGCTGGTGGTCTTGAGGAGCTGGAACGCCTTGTAGCTCTCCACGATGCGAGGCGCCAGCAGCAGGAACGCCCCGCCCGCCAGCGCGCCCACCCCGGCCACGCTGCCCAGCCCGGAGATGACGCCCTTGATCGGGTCAGGCAGGTCGGCGAACCACTTGGCGACGTCCGCGACGCCACCGGCCAGGTCGGCGATGAGCGGCAGGAAGTTCTCGCCGATCTCGATGGCGGCGTCGTTGAGGGCGTTGCGCGCCATCTCCGTCTTCGCGGCGGTCGTGTCGTATCGCTTCGCCGCCTCCTGCACCAGCGCGGTGTTCTGCTCCCACCCCTTGTTAGCGGTGCCCAGGGACTGGGTGAGCCGGTCGCCCGCGCCCGCCATCGACAGCATCACCTGCAGGTTCTGCGTGCCCGAGATGCCCAGGTCGCTGAGGGTCGAGACGACGTTGCCGCCCTCGTCCTTCACCCGGCCGAGGCCATGCACCAGCATGTCGGTGGCCTCGACGGGGCTTGACTTCCACTTGGCGGCGAACTCCTCGGCGCTCACGCCGGCCAGGTCGGAGAACTTCTTGGCCGCGTCGCCGCCTTCCTGCATGGCGCTGTAGATCTTGAGCAGGACGCGGGACATGGCGCCGCCGCCCAGCTCCGACTGGATGCCCAGGTCGGCCATCGAACTGGCAAGGGCCATCGTGTCGGCCTCGCTGCCGCCGATCAGCTTCACGGCACCTGCGAGACGCGACGACATGTCCATGATGTCGGCCTCGGTGGACGCCCCCGCGTTGCCGAGAGCCACCAGGGTCGCGCCGAGACGGTCTACGTCCTCCGGCGCGGTCTTCATCACGTTCATCATCTGAGCGAGCGACGTGGCAGCCTCGTCGGCCGTCAGGTTCGTCGTCTCGCCCAGGTTGATCATGACGCGGGTGAAGTCGACGATGCTGCCGGTCTGCACGCCGAGCTGCCCGGCCGCCTCAGCGACCGCCGCGATCTCCTCGTGCGTCGCCGGCAGAGTGCGAGCCAGGCCGCGGAGTCCGCCCTCGAGCTTGGCGAGTTCGGCGTCGGACCCGTTGACGGTCTTGCGGACGCCGGTCCACGCTGACTCCCAGTCCATCGCGGCCTTCGCCGCCATGCCCAGACCGCCGACGATCGCGGCGCCGGCCAGCATCGTGCCCCGACCGACGGACTCCATCGCCTGCCGCTGCCTGCGCGACGCCGCCTCAGCGGCGCGGGTCAGCTTGTCGTGCTCCCGCTCAGCCTTCCGGTAGGCGGTGGCAGACACCCCAGCGGCGTCCGCTGCGGCCTTCTGCGCCTTGACCGCCGAGTCGGCGTCCCCCAGAAGACGGATAACCACATCGCGGGAGAGCGCCACAGGGCCAACTCCTCCCGATTGTGTGTGAAACTCGCGCCTGTGAGTGATGAGCAGACCCGCATCGAGTCCGTTGAGCAGGCGCCGACCGCCGACGAAGCCAAGCGGCGCAAGGCGCGGGTCATGGTCCCCGTCGGGGGCGTCCTGACCGCCTGGGCCATCGCCACCATCAGCCTCGGGAACCCGATCATGCTGCTGGTCGGGCTGCTCGGCATCGCGCTACTCGTCGCCGGAATCGTTCTCCGCTAGTCCAGCGGCGCGCAGCGCGAACAGTGCGCCGCTGAGCCACCCGCCATCACCGCGGCGCGGCCTTCGCTCTCCTGTGCCTCTTCGGTCTTAGCGAGGCGCTGCAACTGCTTACAGCCCCTGCACTCAGTGAGATGCGCGTGATAGGCCAGCTTGTCCTCGGCCCACTCCTCGGGGTGGGTGCCGCAGGACTTGCAACGCCGGTTCTCGTGCGCCTCCCAGGCGAGTGCCGCCGCCTGGTCCTTGCGGTCCCAGCGCAGAAACTCGCTCAGGGGAATGCCGCGCGGCCCGCAGTACGCCATCCGACGGGCGTACAGGGGGTCGCGCCTTAGCCTTTTCCCAGCGCGTCGAAAGATGGCGCGAAGGCGTTCAGCTCCAGGAACAGCCGCGACAGGGCGGCCTTGTCGCCGTCGGTCCAAGCAGGCTGCTTGAGCTGGTCGGTCCACCAGTCGACGTCCTGCAACTCAGGGTCGGTGCACGACGCCGCGAGCAGCGGGGCGAGGATCGGATCCAGGTCAAGCTCACCCTGAGCGTCCGGCTCCAGATCGGCGAACAGACCTTCCCACTCGTGGTCGGGAAGCGCCTGCAACTCGACACGCACGACGGTCGCGTTGACCCGCTCCAGCGCCGCCTTGAGGTTGTCCCCCAACTCCTGCTGGCGCTGCGTCTCGGCCTTCGTCGCCCGCTTGCCAGCCTTCTTCTTGGCCGTGAGCACCGCTTGGTGAGCGCCGGCCGCGTCGGCGGCGTTCTTGACCTCAGCGGCAGCGGCGGACGGGTTACCGACCAGCAGAGGCCAGGTGGCCGTCCGCCGCTGCTTCGCTTCGATCAGGGCCCGAAGGCTCACGGCAGGGTGACGGTCTTCGGGATGTTGGTGACACCGAAGTCGACGCGGACCTTGAACGAGTCGCCGTCGAGGCTGCGAACCGCAACCACCGAGCCGACGGTGATCGGGAAGATCTCGGCCTTCTTGCCGGTCGCGTTGCCGGCGTCGCACATGGCGATGTAGCCGGCCTGGTCGGTGGTGAACACCGTCCGGGCGTCCGTGCCGTTCAGGGAGCCGTTGAAGGTGATCGACGAGTCCTCGAGCGAGACGCGGCCGGCCAGCTTGGGGCTGATCCGGGACGCGGCGTCCTTCGTCTCGATGAACGACGTCGAGTAGGACCAGCCGGCGATGTCATCGACCTCGGGGGTGAGGTCCGTACCGGCGGCGAGTTCCGGCGCGGTCGGCACGAGAGTCGTCGCGGCGATCGTGGGCAGGAACAGGATCTTGATGACGCCCGGCTGGAAGAACCGGGTCGAGGTGGGGATAGCGGCCATGACTGGTATGTCCTCCGTGGCGGTGGTTGTCGGGCAGGGTGGAGCGCGGCACCACCGCAGGGCGGGGCCGGGATTTGGGGTGATGGGGCAGAATCAGGGCATGGATGACGGGCTCGTGACCCACGCCGAGGTGTTGCGCTGGTTGCCCGAGGGCATCCGCCGTGACCTGCAGATGGCCATGCCGCCAGAGCAGCGCGGCTGGTACACCGAGGCGGAGATCGAGCGGTACGACGGACGGTTCATCGCGGCGCAGACGATGAGCGAGCGCGAGCCCCGCTACTACGCGGCGGGCGCTGTCAGGCAGGTCTTCCTGCCGTCGATCGACAGCACGTTCACGCCGACGACTGCGGAGATCCGCGCCGTCGGTGCCTAGTCGGCGTTGAGGACGGTCTTGCGGGCCTTGGTCGCCTTCTCCTCGGCGAGCACGCGGGCCTTCTCGTCCTCGTCAGCGGTGGCGATGTAGTCCACGACCTCGGCGGCGGGGTGCTCGGCCGGGACGAACGAGGTGGCGGCCACGAACGCATCCGCCTCCGCCTGCCGCGCCGCCTCAACGTCGGTGGGGGTGGACGGGTCAACCTCGACCCAGCCGGTCTCGCGGTAGTAGTCGGTGTCAGCGACGTCGGCGACGCCGAAGACCTCGTGCTTTGCGCGCATGAGCGCCATTGCGGTTCTCCTTGGTGTTAGCGGAACCCGCACTCGCGTGCGGCGTCTTCGACGGTCTGTTCAACGGCGCGGCGCAGGGAGTCCTGACGGGCGCGCACGGCCGGCCACAGATAGGGGCGAGTGGGCTGCGACACCCACGCCCCCCGGTTGCCATAAACGGGGTGACGAAAGTGCCCGGCGCTGCCCTGCTGGCTAATGCCCTCGTATGCACGGGCGTGCGGCACGGACTTCGACACGCGCAACTCAACGCCCACCCGGCTGCGCCCGTCATCGACCAGGGCGCGAGTCCTGATCGCCGCTGGGATCCGCGTCGACCATCTGCCCGCGCTTGACCGAGCCTCGGCCGCTGCATCATTCCCCAGGCGACCCACTGCCACGCGGAGGCGACGCCGCTGCGCCTTCGTCATCCGCGCGAGGTCCCGCTGCAGTTGCGTGAACTGCCACGACGCGGGGAGCGGGGAGCGGTCGCCTCTACTCACGGCAGCAGCGACGCACTGATCGTGAACGAGGCAAGGACGAACGTGCCCTCACCGTCGGCGCCCTGGGCCCAGGACTGGCTGCTGATGCGCGCCATCGCCCCAGCCGTCCCCACCTGCTGGATGCCCTGCAAGGCGGACGAGATGGCGCCGAGGATCGCGCCAACGCTCGCCCGGTGCGCGTCGAAGTCCCGCGAACCCGAGCCCGTGTAGGCGATGCACTGCACCGCCACCGTCTCCACCGACCGGCGCGCCGCCCCAGCCTCGGACGACTCCACCAGCACGGCCTGATCCGTGGCGAACCCCTGCAACTCCGGATCCCAGGTGCCGCCCACGGTCACCGACCGCAGCGCGTACGCCTGCGCGGACGGGTCCACC